CCACGTTTTTTATTAAGATCAATTTCAGACGGAGCTTTAGAACCAGCAATACCAGCTTGCTTGAGTGGAGCCTGAGCATTAATAAGAGCTTGAGCAAGGCCAGACATAGCATGAACAGTAGAGGAGTACATTTGCGCATGAGCGCCAGCCTCAGCGGCCTGCACGGCGGGCGTAGGCATAAGCATGGCAGCCATTTTAGATGCAGAAGCGATTTCAGAAGCACGAAGTTGCTGAGCAGGAGAAGGACCAGCAGCATTATTAGCAGACTGGGCAGAAGGATAGCCGGGCAAAACAGCTTGACAAGAGGCAGCACTTTGAGAAGTACCCATCAAATCCCATGGAGAGGCTTCGGGAAACATTCCTTCCAATTCTTGGCGTTGAGCAATACCACGCTGACCAGCACGACCAGCAGTTTCAGTATTGAGACGCATACCTTCAAGATACTGATTCTGAGTAAATTGAGACTGATTGAATAGTTGATTTTGAGTAAATGAGCGGGCTTTCATACCATACTGTTGATGATAGGCCTGTTCATTCATTCCTAACGTTTGAGCGAAATCCTTAGCACGAATATTGCGCGAGGTACCAGCATCATACATAGATTGATAACGGTTAAACCGACGCGCCAGACCCTGACGGTAATTAGCACGACGTTGTTCATAGTCAGCAAGATCATTACGCTGACCACGAGACTGTTGATTGAATCGAAGACGCTCAGTCCAGAGCTCACGATGTTGACGGGGATTGAGATCAGAACCAGTGGCAGCATTTTTACCAATAGCAGAACCGGCAATAGAACCACCAGCACCAATCATGGCAGCAATAATGGCATCATCAATAGCAAAAGGCATGATGGACTCCCGAGTTTATAGTTGGGCGGTAAAAGATCACCACCCGCTTAAAGGCGGGCGGTGGACGACTTCAGGAAATAGAAGGATCGTAGCAGGGACGGTTTTGATAAAGCACGTGCGAAGACAAAACAAAATCTGATGAGCGAATAGAAGCAACACCAGAATGCGTGCGAATCAACCAACCAAGGCAAAGATGCCAACCGGTGTCATTCTCGTGGGCGGGAGGCAATGCAGTGGTGAAAGTTGTATCCAAATAAGCCTCTATAGCGAAATTATCAGCATCCGATATAGTTTTATGCATGGGAAGCAACGTGCCATATTTAATAGCCTGACGCGAAGTAGACGAAGAATTGGAATAACCAACAAATACATCAGCACCAACAATCGCTTTAGAAGGATCAAGTTGAAGACAAAAAGCGCCCTGGACAGACATCAGAAACGGATAACCGGGACGTGAATCATCAGGAACCATAGCAATAGGCATGTGATACGCAACAAGCTTCAAGTTAGGCATAGAAATATCAGCCGCAGTACTCAATGAAAAAGAGTTGACACCGGGCGAAAATTCTGAATTGGTGATAACGTTAGAGAAAAAACGCTGGTTTGGAGTAGTCCAAGCATCGAACGCCATAGAACCGGCAGTAACCTGTTCACAAGCCGGATAGTGACCAACAGAACCAATAGTATTAGGTCTAATCATAATTAACTCGCAAAAATTGAGGAAACGGAATCGGGATAGATTCTTTTAGCCGCTAAATTTATGTGGCCTTGAGAATTCCAATGACCTAACTGGTCGGGAGATTGAAACGTAAGATCATACTCATCCGGGCGAATATAGTGAGCATCATTTTCTGAAGTAGGAAGATCAGCAAGAAAAGGAAAGCCATTGAGATTATCAAACTGCTGATGAACAGAATTGGGATGATAGCGATAATGCTGACCAAAAGGCTGATAACCAAGCGTTTGAGTACTGTCAGAGTGAAAAACATCCTTAACCTTGATTTGTTCGGGAGGGTAACCAGCTACCACACGAGCATCACCAGCGATATCAGTATAAGAAGGACTAGCATCCTTAAACAGGCGATGAGTTTCAGCAGTATGAATTGTTGGAAAACGAACATTGCACATCAACCAAATGGCACCATGCTCAGGCATGAAAATACGTGGAACCGTAAGAGATGCCTGGCCGAACGCTTTACCACCAGAGGTGCCCAAAGAACCGGGAGCAGTACCATCTACATCATAACCAGATAGATAACTACGATTCATTCCGAGAAGCCGGGGTTTCTGTTCAACATCTATGTTTATGGAAGATCCCCAAGACTGTTTGAGCAGGTCAGAATATCTAATGTCAAACCAGTCCCGCTGTGCCACATTATTGAATGCGTTTTTGACCTGTTCAAGTGACCAGATATCGACGCTTGCAGTAGAGCCGGAAACTGGCGCGGATTCTTTTCCCATTGTTCCAGTTCTATTCTTATCTGATCGCAAACAGGTTGTCCAAAGGGTTTTATCGTAACAAGTAGAAAGTCCATAACGGCGATTATCCTCTTTAGTGCCAGCAAGTAAAATGGATTTGTCAGGATCAGTAGGATGCTTGAAAAAGCGGTTGTAGATACGATCATAGCCTTTAGCAAGCCATCGAGGAACAACACCAGATATCTCACTAGTACCAAAACACTGTAACGGAGCCTTGAGGGTATAAGTATCAAGTGTTACTGAACCATTAGGATCAAGACCCTGTTTGATGAATTTAATAAACTGATTATCCTCACCCTGACCATCATAGCAATGACGATGAGGAATCCAGAAAGCGTAAAGATCGATATGAGCATCAAGCGAAAGCGCACGACGAAGTGGGGCAAGCCTAAAGGTCATCGCGATATTAATATCGAATGAATCACCGGGCAACGTGGGAATAACTGATAGCGTTTGAAGACCACCAATCTTTCCACACGAAAAAGCAAAGTGTGACAAATCAAATGAAGTCCTCACAGTCGAGTTCCTCCAACATGCCAATTTTTAGAATAGCGTCTACCGCGAGTGGGTGCGCGGCCTCTTCGATTATAAGACATAAGTAACTCCTAATATAGTGTTCCACGTGAAACATTATTGTGATTTAGCTCCAACATCCTCAGGCTGAATCTGAGAAACATCTGGAGCAAGACGATCAGCAATGGCGCGATCCATCTTAGCTTGAAAAGTGGACGGACCAATAACATCTGGACAACCTGCATAGCAATTCAGAACAACAGCATGCAACTGACGAGCAGTATACGGCTCATATTCAGCATTTTGAGAAAATTCAGACGCCATAGAATCAGCATCCTGACCATGCCATTCTGACCAAGAACATGCCTGGAAGAAATTACATGGACTAACAAAAGCGGTTATGCAAGCCGCTACATACTCGACAATAATCTTATGTCGGGGCATAGCAATAAAATCCAGAGACTCGAAAAGTATTGATTCCATGGCCTGACGATAAACACTGCGCTGTGATGTGGTCCAAAAAAAAGGCTGGCCTAATATCTTGAGGTTCTGCGCTGACACACCCTGTACAAGATCAGGACGATCCGCCAGCTGGCGTAGCAAGAGCATAGCGGTAGTATAAGATGGAGAAAAGTTCTGTGCCATTACATGGCCTCCCCTTCAAGTGATTCAACATAAGTACGAAGAATATCCTCACAAAGCTTGAGATCGCAACTAGTCAAAAGAATGGAATAGTAAATACGCAAAAAAGAAACCAACGGATAAAGCAACTGGAAACCCCAAAAACGATTGGTGATATACCAATTATAGGAGGAAATCATCTTTTCAACTTCATGAGCAATAGTAGGTTTTACAACAGCAAAAGACAATACTTCCAAAGGACCAACAATACATTTTTCATGAAAACGATGTAATCCTAAAACAACCTCCTCGCCTACTGGATAATCCTCCATATGATACTCATTAACGAAATACATAAGATGCTCAGAACAAAACGACTTATGATGCGGATGCTGGGAAGAGGGATTAATAACAGACATATCAAACTCCTGTGGCTACACGATGAGCCAGCGAAATAGGCCCCGAAGAGGGCGGCAAAGAATACGTAATCGATGAATTATCTAGAACGGCTTGAATCACACGGCTAAAGATATCCAAATTTGTCATACTCCTGACTACGGTAGTTCCGAAACTCAAGCGCTTGAGGGTCCGGATCAGCAGGGTCG